TGAGATTGATCACCTTCTCTATTACCACCCATATGAAATCCGTTAGTAACATTATAAGCTTCTGAAGCGTCAAAATATAAATCAGAACTTGCGTCTAAAGGTTCTGTTTCCCACACTATTAAATTGTTAGCTCTAGTTACTACTATTTCAGCGTTTATATTAGAGGTTGAACCACTATAACCGCAACCTCTTACTCCACTTCTACATGTTAAGTATAATGGTGAAGCTGCATCCCCAGGATTTGCTTGCCAAAATTGAAAATTAGGTTCAAAAGGCGTGCAAATAATAGAATTTTCATTAGAAGCTAGTGTTGATGTAAAATAGGCTTGATTCATTTGATCATCTACATTCTCTATTAGCTCTCCTACACCAGGATCAATATCATCACCTTTAAACCATTGATACAAGTCGGTATAATCTGCACTAGCTACATAAGTTCTTTCCCACAACCATTCAATACCAGCACAACTATTTCTATTAACTCTACGAATAAACCATCTCATATAGATTTGACTACCAGCTGGTATTGTATAGTTATTAGTTGTTGAGTCATCATTAGTGTAAAAACATGGATAACTTACTTTAGCCTTACACTTGCTTCCAGAATTATCTCTATAATTAAAATCACCTAAATCAATAACTGCGTTGTCATCTATAGCAATTGAAAAGTTTGAGGGCTTCATTTGCATATACAAACCAGCTAATTGATTAGATTCTGCCCCTAACCCAGCTGCAGTTGCTAAAAAATCTACAGCTTCAGCTTCTACAGCTAAAACCTCGGATTTTACTAACCTCTCTAGAGGCCCAGACGCATCTCTTTTGACAATTAACACATCACCTGCTTTTGGTATATTTTTATTTTGCCCTTCTAACTTAAAGTACACTACTCTGTTAGCGGTAGATTGATAATAAAAATTAGAATATAAAGTTTCGTAATTTCCGCCACTTGATTTTGTGACAAATTTATATTTAGTAGCCCAAGAAGGCGGTAAGTTTTCTATATTTACTTTTATTTTATTTTGATTTACACTATTTAGTGTAGGAACGAATATTGTGTTGTTTTCAGAGACCAACACTGTTGAAGCTCTTGCGTTATTATCCATGTATACAATACCAGTATCATAATCCCTGTTACTATGTAATGAAGACGTATCTTTTTGAGATGTAAAATTCCCAGTACCTTGTGCTATTCTAAAGTATTCATATACTTCAGTAGCTCCCGACAAGAATTTCATTGCTAAAATTTGTAATGAAAATGTATTTCCAGAGCTAGTTAATTTAAACCCTTGTTGAGTTTGTGAATTAATACTACTGTTGGATTTACCAAAAGAACAATTAGTTGGTGCAATTAATTCAGAGTTAAAAAAGTCGGTTAAAGAAGATCCTAAAGCTGCATTTGCAATAACTTCAAAATTAACACCTATTAAAGTTCCTATTCTATTTGCAAAAGCCTCACTATTAACCATATTAGAAACTGAAGAATAATCTTGATCTAATGGAAAAGAAAAGTTTAATAAAAATGCAGGATTTTCAAATGAAGCATCATAACAAGCATCGCCTACACTTCCGTTTAAAGTATCATGTTCAATGTTTAAAGTAAAATTAAAACTAGACCCTCTTTTTAACAACAATACTTGACCCGATAAGTCAAACGTAACCTTAGAATTAGGTATCGTAGTGGCAGCAGCTGGATTTATTGAATACGCTATGCCTTCTGATAATGTTGCATCAGGTAAATCTTCAAATAAAATATCATTAACTAAATGACTAGTTGTATAGTTTATAGGAATTGAAATATTGTTTGAATTTGTAATATTGTATCCATCTTTATAATTAGCATACATTAAACGATTACCCATTATCGTTTGAGCTTTTGCTGTTTTAGGTACGTTATCATACAACCTTAATAATTCATCTGATCCTAAAGAGGTGTATATTTTACTGTTAGTAAATGTATAATTTTGAGTAGTATTGTCAGCCCACCCATAATCTGATTTATTAAATCTTTCTATTACAAAAATAACATTAGAATCTGTTGGTTTAAATAACAAATCAACTTGTATTACATTTTTACCTCCCGTATTAAAACTGACTTCAGCTGTGTTATACTGGTTTATCATACCAGCATTATTATAATTATTAGTATCAAACCTAAAAGGCCCTGGAGCAAAAGCTGGTTTTGTAAATAAAGACGTTGCACTATATTCTTGATCAACATAGCGATATCTATAAGCAAAAGTTATAAACCTTTCGTCTAAATAATTTTCATCTCCTGGCGCTGAAATTAAATTTATACTTGGCGCTGTTAAATTGTCTAAATTAGTATATCCAGGTGGTTTTAATATCACACTAATATCTTCTTCAATAACACCATCTAAATCTCCTACAGGATCGTTGTAATTAGAATTAACATTTATCTTTCTTGGAGGATTAAAATTATCTGTCCAAAACAATAAATTTTCTATTTTATTAATACCAGTTATTAAATAGTCAACATTAAAATTTAATAAATCTAATGTTGTAACATGATAAACTACTACTTGCGTATTTGTGTTGTATGACACAACCAAGTCCACAATTCCATCAGTTGCAACTGGATTATTAGAATCATGAATAAACCAATAAAGAGTTTCCAAAGAGCCGTCTTCAAACGCTCCCAAACATTTTGCTTGATTAGATAATGCTTGACCACCATACGTTAAAGTTGTTAATTTAGAATTTCCTTTTGAATTTTCTACTGCACCTATTTCTGTAGATTCAGTAGACCCTAATCTAACATTAATTGCATTAATGTATTCGCCTGGAGGAACTAATCGTTCATCCACACTTTTATTCATTCTACCTGCAATAAAATTTGTGTTTACTATTGGCATTTTATTTGATCCATTTATCCTGACCTCTTAAATTCATCAAGAGTCTTCCAGGGTGTATATTACTTAACCTAATTTTTGCATTTCTTAATAAAGAAGATTTGTCTTTTCTAGCTCTATTAACAATATACTCTTGTACATTTAATTTACTATTTAAAATAGAATATCTTATATAGGCGTATATAAATTCTTCAAATAATTTATTCACACTAACATCAGAATCAACTCCATTTTCCATGCCATCAGAAACATATTCTAAAACTATAGAACCTCCGCTTGCGTTAGAACTAAAATTGATAACTCCTCTTTGTTTATCTATATTAAAAGTCGGGTTAACATTGGCTGTTTCAGGATTTAACCCAAAAGCACCACCTACGCCAAAATCAAAAAACCAACATCCATCAACACACCAACCTTCTTGTCCATTATACGGACTTCCTGAATTTAAATAAATACTTTTCTTGTTAGAATTTAATTCAGAAAATTCAGGTTTTAGAACATTCCCGTTTTGATCATAAATTATTTTACCTTGATTATCTTGTAAGTAACTTTCAGCCCATTGTGTCTGTATGTTTTCGCTTAAAGGATATAAAACTCCATTTAAAAATTGAGATATTCTTACCCAATTAACAAAATCTGAAGGTAAAATAAATCTTAAATTTTCATCTAAATCTAATTGCAATATTTTAAGTTCTTTCATTGCATCGTAATTCAATTCTTGAATACCTCTTTTTGCATGAAATAAAATTTGATATCGTTCTATGTTATTAACCAAAGAATGATTCCCTTGATACATTAACATAAAATTATTTACTATTTCATTTAATGAAACGTATTGATAAGATCCCCAATTTTTATCTTCGGGTACTGTTCCTGAATTTGCATAATATGCGTAATCATTTATATATGCCATGTCTTATGTTTGTATTTGGTTATCTTGTACTTCTTCTGTTTTTCCAAACTGATAAACTTGACTTTCTCTAATTTCTATTCCTATGTATTGACAAATCTTAGCTACAATACCCGGTTCATCCGATAATGGTAATTCAAAATCTTGATAATCAGCTTGCCCTTGATCAAACAAAGGTTCGCCAGTGTTTAAAGAAGAGTATGTCCATTTAGGTGGTATAGGATACCTAACGTATTCGGCACTTACACTTCCTTTTGTTGTTAAATTGGCTGGATATACAGTAACAGTATTGCCTAATTGACCAGACGCTGCATTACCAACTATATTACTTGTAGCGCCACCTAATACATACGCTGGGTATCCAATAGAAGGAGCTGTTAAAGGTGAATTATTTAAATAAAATATTTTGTTTTGATTTACTCTTTCAATTTCCACAATATTACTAGGGCTAAAAATAGAATAAGATTCTCCAATAGATGCGGCAAGTGAAAATAAATTATAAGATAAGGTTAATTGAGTTTGACTATCCACGCTTACTACATATGCTGTCCATCCGCTATATTGTGCAGCACCAGAAGCTGAAGTGTTTACTAAATATTGACCAGCTACAACACCTGAAGTTACAAAAGATGCGTTCGCATCAGTCAATGTATTTGCGCCAGCGGCAGTTGTAGTACCAGCATCTATTAGTGTTGGAAAATAATTTAGTTTATTAATAAAATAATAGTCAGAGGGTAAGTTATAAAAATTGTTACCTAATTGATCTAATCCTTTAGTAACTGAAAAACTATCTATTACTTCAACTAGACCTTTTACAATATCAGCATACCCTGTTCCTGAAAGCCTATTATTTTCTTTATTAATCCACGCATTATATTGATAAAAATAATCTTCAAACAAATCCATCTGAGCTTGCTGAGAATATAAATTAAAATCTTGTGGAGAAATATATCCGTAATTATTTTTATTAGCAATAGCTAAAACAGTATTTCTAACCGAGTTAATCATGTCGAATTCTTTTTACAAATATAGACAAAAAAAAAGAGGTTACTTTTTTTGTAACCTCTCTTTTATTTTAATAAGAATTAAATCTTACGATTGTAATGCAGCATCCTTAGTACCTGTAACAATTGTAGCAATTGTTGTTGGTGGATTACCAGTCGCAGCACTTTTAGGGTATGAACTTGCGCTTGGAGTAAAAACTGGCTGTTGCCATGATAATGTCAAAGCAGTTTCAATAGATTCGTTTAAGAAGTCCTTCCAGCTAAAGAGATCGTAAGCATCGCTAGCTAAAGTAATCTTTAAAGACTGAACTGAGTTAAGTAAAACATATTCAGCTTGCGAAGGGCCGTTTTCGATTGCTACTTGAGCAGGAACTGTCCCATGAGTAGAAAGGCCTTTGTAAAAAATATTTATTACAGTTAGGCTTTCTTGTTTAACTTCTAAAATGTCGTTAATAGAAATTAGTTTTAAACCTTGATCAGCTCCAGCTGTAGCAATGTTTAATTTGATAAATTTGTCCATAGTTAATAATTTTAATGGGTTAATGATCTACAAAGATAATCTTTCTAATTATCTTTTTTTAAGCGATCTATTAAGAACTTATATGCCTCTACACCTTTGTCGCTTTGCATGTAAGACGCAACTACATAGTTGGGATCTTCAGCAAAAGGGATTGTTAACATTTTCTTTTTATTACCAGAAAGATTAAAATATACGTCTTTATTTCTATTCTTAAAAGCTAAATAACCTTTGTCAAAAAACTCAGCAACATGGCCCTGTAATTCTAACAACGGATCTTTTACTGTTTCTATAAATTCTTCAGGATTATTTTTTGCATAAATTAATATGTCTCTTTTTAATTCTGGAATAGTTAATGTGTTTGATTGATTTCCCATTAATATTCTGGAAACTGAAATTAATTTTTCAGTAGTTAATTCTTTAGCTAAAATTTGAGAAGTTAGCTCTATATCTAATTGATGTAATTCTATATTAGCATCTTTAGCGTTATCTACTTCTTCAAAAGCAGTTCCGTTCTGAGGATGTAATGATAAAAACTTTTGTAATACTTGGTTTTCTCTTTCTACAACTAGCATGCCATCTTCAAAAACAACAGGCTCTAAAATTGCATTTCCATCTTGGTCATCTTCAAATGGACTTTTTTGGTTTCTTGCATATCTTAAAGGCTTGTTTACGCCTTCATCTTCATCAAAATATAATAAAGGAGATCTTGCAGAATGTCGTGATGATAGCATATAGGATAATGGAGCTTTTCCATTAGTTAATCTGTATGCTCTAGTCTTAAGGGTAATGTTTTTTTTCATTATAATATAATTTAATTTGATTTATAAAAAATAAAGAGTACCTCCGCCCGAAGACGGAGATAAACTTTAAGGATATTCTTAGTTTTGGAATAAGAAGAAGTTGTTTGCACCTAAAGTACATACAGCTCTTTCTGATAGGAAATTTACTTCCATTGCATCCAAGTCAGAAGTTCTTGCTCCACCGGCAGAACCAGTAATCCAAGTTTTGTATCTTCTGTCTTCAGTTTCTGAAGCTCTATATCTAACATGTAAGAAAGGTCTTTTAGCGTTCTTACCTAAGATTTGGTCATAAACTGACGTTGAACCAGCAGGAACTAAAAGTCCGTTGATTGCACCAGCAATAAGTCCACCTCTCATAGTAGGATCGTTAAGATATTTCCAGTCAGACTTATAGAAGTCATAACCTCTTCTAAATCCTGTAAATCCAAGATTTAAAGCCATGTCTTTATCATTGTCAAAAAGACCA